CCATCATGTTTTGCATGTTGAACTTTAAGTTGTATTGTCCTGTTTGTGGATCAACGTATGGAGTTTTCTTAATACTATTAATAGTCTTTTGCATGAACTGCTCAACTTCATTTGGTGGAATAGATCCTACATTAATGTAGAACATTCTCTTCTCAGGAGCTCTCATGATTCTATGAATCAACATTGCATCCTCCATTAAAGTTAATTGTTTATAAATTTTACGGGCTGGTTCGATGTATGATCTACCGTAAGGAAGGTAGTTAGTATCTGATATTAATCTAAAATGTGCTACTTCGTAGTTATCTAGTTTAATTGTTTGTTTATTATTGGTTGGGATATAGTTTGGATCTGCAGAAGCTGCTAATCCATCAGGATCGATTGAGAATGTTACCTTAGTTGGATCTTCTTTATCCTCTCCTTCATGTCTTACCATGTGGTAAACTGTATAAGGAAGTACATTATAAACTCCAAATTTTTCTGAGATTTCTAGTTTTAAGAAGAAGTCACCATACTTACACATATTTCTAACCCATGACCAAAGGTTAAATTCAATATTTAATACATCGTAGTATAGGTTGTAAAGAACTCTCTGTATGTTTTCATCTGTAGACTTGATAGAGAGAACTTCTCCCATTGCACTTTTTAATGTAGATTCATCTGCCAATACATCTAGAGTTGAAGCTATAATAGCATCTGTATCCATTGCTTCATAATCTGAATAAAGCTGTACCCTTAGTGTTTGGTAGTTAAGGTTTGGATTAAATATGTTTTTATTATTGTATATGTATAGACGAGAGAATCTATCCAATAGTGAATTGGTTTGATACTTCCCTGTTGACTGTATGTGGTTAACATCAGCAATCTTTAACTCATCCCCTCCTACGTTTCTAACTAATATATCAGTTGAGAATAGCCTTTGAAGTGAGTTAAATAAATTTCTTTCTGCCATTTTAAAAATGTTTTATTTATAAATAGTAACTTATCCTAATAGCCAGGTAAGGTCTTCTTGACCATTAGGCGTTTCCATAAGATAAGGATTATTCTGCATAGGAGCAACGTTATAAACACCTTGAGTTCTTTGATTAAGGCTTACAAAAGAGTTCATTGTAGCTCTTGAAAGATCCATTCCCTGTTGTCTCATTCTAATGGCTGTATCTCTAACATATAAAGCTGTAGCAAAAGCCATAATTAAATCGTCATTATACCCCGATTGTGCCTGTGCTTTACCGTTCTTCCATATGAATACTCTCATTTCGGCTAATAACCTCTTAGACTGCACTATAACCGATCTTTCCCGTATGTATTCAGTCATTTTAGCAATGACAAGTGGTCTTGTCTTAAGAGACATTGTAAATCCAGGTACTAGTTTATCTCTTTCGTACTTGGCCATATATGATTCAACAGTTTCATTATCTGACCTAGACGAATAGTATAGGTTTTTGTACTCTCTGGATATTACTTGTTCAATGGTTGACCATCCAATATTAGCATTCTCTATTACTAGAAGTGCATCACAGTATTCTGTTGCTATTCCTACCAATACGTTTCCGTATTCTTTAGGAGATATCTTTCCTTTATATTCTGCTACTTGTGTACAGCTTTCAATATCAAAGACATGGAAGCCAGAGTAGTCGGTAGAGTCCCCTCTAGCGACGTCGGCAACAACCATATAAGATTTTTGATAGTCAGGTGATTCCCATATCCATAGATTTCCATCTACACCTCTCTTTTCTGTCGGTTCTTTTACATATGTCTCTTCGTAGAAAGCCATATTCTCAACCTCAATTACCGAGTCTCCAGATGATAAGAAGTCACAATCACACTCTTGAGCTGCTTGTTTCTCTCCTAACTGTCTTGTCTGTTCATCTCTCCAGTCTTGCTTTCTTTCAGGATGTACATCCCATTTTAATTTAATAGGTACAAATCCATTCTCTCCTGCTTCAGCTTTCTCCCATGTTTTATGGAACCAGTTTCCTACACCATTTGGAGTAGACAATGCCATACATTGACCCCCTGTTGCTAGGGTTTGTTGTGCTGCAGTAAATGTCTCTTCGATATTATCAATGAAAGCAGCCTCATCTATTAGTAGTAATGATACCGCTTCTGAACGAGCAGCATCTGCATTAGATGATTTAGCTGTGATTTTAGAACCGTTTTTAAGTCTAAGTGATAATTTATTCTTTTCTGTGAAAGGTAACTGTAACCATTTCGGTAGATTCTCATACATGAAAATCGTTTTAGTTACAAGGTTTCTAGCTGTTGCTTGAGTAATTGCAAGTGCTAATACGTTTTTATCTTTATGGAAGATCATTAACCATAAAGCATATGCTGAGGCTAGTGTGGAGATTCCTAACTGTCTTGATTTAAGAGTTACTATAAACTTCTCATCTCTAAATAAATGTAATACTCCTTCCTGGAATGGATAGAGGTTAAATAAGATTCTACCTCTTGTTGGATGTTGAATGTAGCAATACTTCTTCATGAAGTAAGCCGGGTCTTTAGCACATTTTATGTACTCTTGTGCAACTATTTGTTTTATATCTTGTTGTGACATATTATATATGTATATAATATAAATATGTGGATATAAAAAAACCCGCCTTTGGAGCGGGTTAGTCTTGTTTTACATGTCGGTAGCTTGATCTACTAATTCATTCCATTGTGGGATTCCTTGTAGTACATCTAATACGTCTTGCCTATCGTTGTCAATTAAATGATTTATTACAGCAAGTATAGTATTTCCTGTACTAAAGTCCATTACTTCTTCTTCTTTTAATACTTTTGAATTAGAAGTTATTTTATTCTCTACTAAGTATTTTTTTAAATCAAAGCTTTCCATTACTTATCTTCTTTAGCTTCTTTTTTATTAGCGAATTTCTTTTCAAATTCTTTTCTTAACTTCTCTTCCCCTTTTCTTAATGCTAAAATATCTTTACGCATTTGTTTAACAGCTTTTTGGTCGATATGCTCAGCATTTTCCCCTTCTTCTAAAGATGTTACTTTACTTTCTAATGCTTCAGCTACTTCTTTCATTCTTTCCATTTTGTATTTATGAGCTGCTTCGTTTGTACCATGCTCGATGCTTGACATCAACTCATCAATATTTTTGTATTTTGGAAGTGGATTTTCTTGAACCATTTCATCCTCTACAACCATATTGTCGTTTGGATTTGGAAGTGGTTCTCCTGTTACTGCATTAGTCCCGAATTCATGGTCAGGATTCTCTTCATGAGGAGTAATTCCTAGAGCATTTTGAACCATCTCTACTAGACGTCTTTCTTTAGCAGTTAATTTGCTTTCTGCTAAAACTTCGTCAACTTTTTCAGTATAAGCCATATCCCCGCTAGATGCTTCTTCCATAGCATCTTCTTTCTTTGCTTCTAAGTAAAGTTGATTGTCGTGGATTAATTCTCCTATTAAGTCGTAATTCTCTTCTTGAAATTGTTCTAATTCTCCATCTGTTAATGGCGTACCGTCTTCGTATTCTGCTGCTACAATATATGCATCTACAAAGTCTGGATAATCTTCCATGTCTATTCCGTCAATTTCGATTGATCCAACGTTTACTGGTTTTCCGTTAAAAGAAACTTCATTAAGAAGCTTTGCGTTTTTTGTAAGTTTATTCTCTGTTAAGAATGCTCTTAAATTAAAATTATCTGCCATCGTGTTTTATTTTTGTTTATAAATAGTTTATTTTTAACTAACAAAGCCTAGTCTAGGCGTATAGTCAGATACTGTACCTAATATCTTAACGTTTACCCCTATTATAGCTTCTAAATCTTCTTTAGTTCTTACAATAATGTAGTCTGAGTTACTGCTTATAAACATTATTGGATGATTAATTTCTTCCATATAAGCTTTTGCTAGATCTTTTGCTACCCTTAGTTGTAGATTTTCAAATGATTCAAGATCTGTATCTTCTACAGTAATAGTTCCTGTCCCGTAAACATGGTTAAAAAACTTTTGAAGAGTTGCTTTAAACTTATTTTGAAATCCTGTTTCTGTACTATTTTCTTTTCCGTATAAGTAATAACTAAATAATCTTCCTATCCAACCTGAGCCTTCTTTTTTAGAAGGGATTATTCTTTTGGCATCTTCATCTGTAAAGAATTTTAGTAGTTCATTTGCTATTGATGCTGCACTACCTCCTCTACCTCCTATTGTTTTAGGTGCTAAGATTGATCCTGTTAGTTTATTTTTATCTGTTAAAGAAGAAGCTTTAAGCTCTACTACACCTCCTGTTACGTCTACATCTCCTGTTTTTGCACTCTTTGTATCTGAAAGAAAAGATACTAATGCTATCTCTCCTCTACCTACTCCTTTTTGTCCTGCTCCTGTTGTAAATCCTATTAATTTATTTACATAGTTAGAATCAACACCGGAAAGTTCTGATAGAGCACTTGCCAGATTACCCGACTCTCCTAAAGCGGCGAATGTATTTGCTTTATTATCTATAGAAGCTACCATTTTATCTTCAAAATGATTCCTATCTGCATACCCTGCAACTATTAATGCTTGTTCTTCTCCTAGTTTTTTGTCTAGTAACTTATCCATCAATGTTGTAGTATAACCTTTACCTGTCTTATTTATTATGTTAAAGAGTTTTTCTATCTGTTCAGGAGATAATTCTCCCTTTTTTGCAGATAAAAGTGTTATAAGATCTTTTACAGTTTTAGTAGGTGCTTGTGTAGTTTCTTCTTCCATAACAATTCCATATTCTGAATAGATCTCTTTCAATATTTTCATATCGGCAGGATTTTTCATGTCTGGATAACCTTTCTTGCATCGAAAGGCCCATTCTGTAACTATTTTATCTACTACGCTCATTAAAGTGCTTCTGGTGTTTCTGGTTCTGCTGCTGCTTCTTCACCTGCTGGTGCTTCTTCTGCTCCAAATTCAGCTCCTGCTTCCCCTCCAGCTTCTCCGCCTGGAAAGTCTCCTCCTCCACCGCCTCCGGCTGCTGGTTCTGCTGGTGCTGCTCCGAACTCTTCTCCACCTGGTTCTTCACCTTGTGAGATTGGTCCGTTTCTAAGAATATCATTTATTTTATCTAAAGCTTGTTGGTAGTCTTGAAGATCGTTTAAGAAATATTTTTTACCCTCTACTTGTGCTTCAAATCCTT